ACGTGTTGGCCGACTACCTCGCCGCCCGGTGCGTGCGGGGGGATGACCGCGTCCGGGTCGGCCGGGGTGAGCTGTTCACCGACTACCAGTCGTGGGCCCACCAGACGGGCGAGCGCAACCCCTTGGACCGCAACGCCCTGATGGATCGGGTGCGGCGACTCGACGGGGTCACCGAAGGGCAGTGGCGGCCGGTTGGAATTACGGTTCCCGTTCGAGGTTTCCGCGGGATTGGGCTGGCCGCGTTGGGGATGAACGGAGGTGACGAATGATCGTTGCCACAACTAATGTAGCAGCTTGTAGCAGTGCTACACCCATATCCGCCACACACGTACGCGCACAGGGGGGACATACCTGTAGCACTGCTACACCCTGCTACACGGCCGAATCCCTGCTCCCCGCTTCGGCCGAGTCCGGCGTGTACGACGTCGCATTGCGGACCGTCGGCACCCACGACGCCGCCCGGCCGGAGGTCGGCCGGCGACTCGCCCGCGTGCTGAAGCGGCTGCTGCGGGACTACGACTTCGAATGCGTCGGCGTCACCGGCCGGCCCATGATGCCGACCGACCACCTGCCCGAAACCAACCGTCCCGGCCGGTGGCGGCCGCGGCGACGACACGCACGAACCCGAAAGGAAACGACATGACCCAGCACCTACTCGACCGTGTCTGCGAGCTGGCCGATGAGATCCGCCGCCGCCGGGCCAAGCGCCAGCGGCTGCTGCTGATGCTCGACGTCGCGAACCGGGAACGGGCGACCGTCGAGCTGACGGTCACCGGCACGACCACGACGCACCCGCTGTCGATCCTGCCCAACGACGGCCGGGACCTGATGTCCGTCGTCGCCAGGCACCTGGAGGTCGCCATCCGGGCGGAGGAGGACGCCCTGGCCGCGATGGAGCTGCCCACGGTTCAGTGACGGATCTACCGGGGCAGTCGTTCGACCCCGCCGCGGGGCAATTGGGCATGACGGCCTAACGGCTGCATGTGCCGCCGCGGTCCATGGCCCGCTTGTCGGCAGCTGGCTCAACATCGACGACGCCGACACCCACCGCCGTTCCGGGGACGCCCGGGGCGACGGTTTGAACGCATGACCCACCACCCGTTCGCCAAACCAGCCCCGCGACCAGACCGACAGGCGGCCGACCGCGAGGCCTTGGACCGGGCGAGGGCCGCCGGCTACGGGCCGCTGCTGGCGGTGCTGGGCGAGCCGGACATGTTCACCCACGACGGCCGGCTGGTCGCCGCCAGGGCCGCCGCGGCGCTGCGGGTGGGGAAGCCGAAGCTGCGGCAGATGATCGCCGCCGTCCAATCGATCATCGGGAGCGACCATGACGACGTACGTTGACGACGCCGCCTTCACCAAGCTGTTCCGCCGCCGCCGGGCCAACCACGCCCGCATCGTGACGGAGCTGGCCAAGATCGTCCGCGGCATGTCGGCGCTGTACGGCCGCCGGTTCCGGTCCGAGCACGACCTGGAGGACGCGACCAGCGCGGTGCTGATCCGGTGCGTCGAGCAGATCCCCAAGTTCGACCCCACCCGCGGTTCCGGGTTCGCGTTCTTCAGCCGGGTGACCGACACGGGGCTCATGAACGAGGTCGAGCGGCTGGCCAACCGGCGGAAGCGGCGCGAATCACCCCTCGTGGACGGTATGTAAGACCATGCCGATCGTGCTGTCCGATCCAATGGGCGTTCCCGTCTACCCGCAACCGGCCGACGTGCGCAGTGGCGTCGCCTACGGCCCGTCCGGCACCGAACACGTCGGTCAGCTGCCGACCGCGGCGGTCGCCCCCGACCTGCTGGTGGTTGAACCCCCGTCCGTCCGATCGCAAACCAACAGCTGAGGTCCGGGCATGTCCACGACGCTCACAGTCACCTATCCCACCCAGGTCATCCGAGCGGGCACGAACTCGTGTCAGAGCGTGACCATTCAGTTCGCGGGCTCCACGCCGGCGGGCTCATCGCCGATCACGGCTTCGGTGGGGACGATCCCCTCGCCGAAGGCCGCAATCGCTGGCGGGCTGGTGTCGTTCGACTACTCGCCGCCGACCACCGGCACATCGGTCACGTTCACCGACCCCGTTAGCGGCGCGTCGGTCGTGGTGCCGATCGTGGATGTGGCCGTCGGCGTGCGTTGCCTGGGTTTCGAGTTCAGCTGGTCCGGACTGCCGCCGGGACAGCGCGTGCCCCGCGACCCCGACAATTCCACGGCGACGTTCGCCCTGGTGGCGGGGAAGTCCGGCACCGTGTACCGTGACGACACCGGCGACGTGCTGGGGCCGCCCGTCGGCACGCCGTTCATCTGGGATTCGCCCGGGACGTTCCACTACGGGATCCCGGCCCCCGCCTCGGGTCTGACGTACCTTTTCGGGTGGTCTGCCCTGTTCGCGGGCATCATGAACACACAGGTGTTCTCGTCTGCCCCGACGCCCACACCGACCCCCACGCCAACGCCGACATCGACCAACCCGTCCGGCGTCGTCGGGTCGGGCGAGGCGGCGAGCCTCTTCCTGCCCGGGTCGGTCGCCCAGTGCGGCGGAGGGGCAACCGGTCAGGTCATCGCCGGCAGCGCGGTCGTGCTGCTCGCCCGCGTGCTCGGCACCGACGGCAACCTGATCCTGCCGACCACCGTCACGTCGATCGCCATCAGCGTCGCCAACGTCGTCGACGGCACCACGGTCACCGTGACGCCGGGCACCATCGCCAGCATGGTCTACACCGCGTTGCAGCTCGACGCCCGGTGGACCGAGGACCAGGCGGGCTACAACGTGGCTCTGTCCGTCCCCGGCACCGCGGTGCCGACCGCCGACCGCACCTACCAGGCGACCGCCACGATCACGATGGTCAGCGGCGACGTGTTCAAACTCGTTTGGAATCTTCAATCATGAACCGCCCGTGCAAGTGGCCGGGCTGCCCGGCGATCGTGATCCGCGGCGTCGGCTACTGCACCGCCCACCAATCGAGGGGACAGCGGCAGGAGGTGGACCGCACCCGCGACTACGACGCCGGCCGCGACCCGCGCGCCGTTGCGTTCTACCGGAGCCGAGCGTGGCTCACGATCCGTCGTCAAGTGCTGAGCGACGACCCGGTCTGCGCCCAGTGCCGCATCAGGTTCGCCCGCGCCGTCGACCACGTGGTGCCGCTGCTGGTCGACTGGTCACGACGGCTCGATCGGGCCAACCTTCAAGGCCTGTGCGACCCGTGCCACAACGCCAAGACGGCGTCCGAGCGGGTCGCCACGCGACGTTCCGGTGCCGGGACGACTGATGGCACCGCCCCGACTGAGAACGGCCCGCAAACGGGCAGCGGGACGCCCGCAACCGATGCAAGCGGGGGCACGTAGGAAACGCCCATTTTTTAGGCAATTTTTGACAGATTTTGGGTGCGACAGGGTGGCGGGGGCGACGGTTAGACGCACATAACTTACGTTAGGTTATGGGGATAGGGGTCAAAAACTTTCTGGGATGCCTAATAAGTGACCGACCGCCAGTTTTTCGCATGTTTTTGGCTAATTACGTGTTTTGATCCCGCTCGCCGGTAAGTAGGGGTGTGCGAGGACGTAAGCCAACCCCCAGAATCACGCCCGGCAAGGTGACCCCACCGATGCCGCCGGAGCACCTTTCGGAGGCCGCAAAGGTCGAATTCGCCCGCATTTCCGCGTTTTTGGCCGGAAAAAGGGTCATTTCCGCGGAGGACGTGGACGCGCTGGAGGTCTACGCGACCAGTTTGGTCAGGTACCGCGAGGCCCAGGCGGCGATCGCGACGGAGGGGGCCGTGATCACCGGCGCAAAGGGGATGCGGGTCAAAAACCCGTGGACGGCGATCGAATCCGCCGCCGCCGACCGCCTGCGACCCCTGTTCAGCGAGTTCGGGCTGACCCCGACCGCCCGCGGCCGGCTGAAGACGCCGGACGCCCCCGATGAGGACACGAAGTTCTTTGAGGGGGGCCAGTGAAGGCGATCGCCGGAGACTACTACTTCGACCAGAAGGCCGCCAAGCGGGTGTGCCAATTCTTCGAGCGGTTCCTGTGCCACTGGAAGGGCAGCAAGGCGGGCCAGCCGTTCCGGCTCCTGGCTTGGCAGCGGCAGGTTCTGTCCGACCTGTTCGGCTGGAAGCGGACCGCCGACGGCACCCGGCGGTATCGGACGGCCTACATCGAGGTGCCACGAAAAAACGGCAAAACGTTGTTCATCAGCGGCATACTGCTCTACCTGCTCTGCGGCGACGACGAACCAGGGGCGGAGGTCTACGCCGTCGCCAACACCCGCGCCCAGGCCGGCGTGGCGTTCAAAGACTGCCGGTCGATGGTCGCGGCGAGCCCGGCGCTGTCCAAGCGGCTGCTGCTGAAGCAACACACGATCGAGCACCCCGCCAGCAACTCCGTCCTGGCATCGCTGAGCGGCGAGTCGGTCGGCAGCCACGGCAAGAACATCCACGGCATGTCGATGGACGAGCTGCACGAGCTCAAGAGCCAGTCCGGCCGGGACCTGTACGAGGCGCTAACGACCAGCATGGGGGCGCGGTCGCAACCGCTCGTGATCCAGATCACGACGGCCGGGAACGGGGGCGACGACACGATCTGTTCGCAGCAGCACGCGAAGGCGATGCGATACCTGTCGGGCGAGATCGTCGAGGGCGACGACGCGTACGACGACACGTTCTACGCGTGCGTCTACGCGGCCGACCCGTCGGACGATTGGACCGACCCGGCGACGTGGGCGAAGGCCAACCCGTCGCTGGGCGAGGCGGTGTCGGAGGACTACCTGCGGCGCGAGTGCGTCAAGGCGAAGGAGTCGCCGGCCAACGAGAATTCCTTCAGGCGGCTGTACCTCAACCAGTGGACCGAGACGACGACCCGCTGGCTGAAGCTCGACGCGTTCGACGCCTGCGTCCGGCCCGTGGAGGCGAGCGAGGTGAACGGCCTGGCGTGCTTCGTCGGGACCGACCTCTCGACCACGTACGACATGACGGCCGTCGTCGCCCTGTACGTCGCGGCCGACGGCACGTGGCTGGTCGTGCCGCGACTCTACATCCCCCGCGAGACGGCCCGCCGGCGCGCCCGCGAGGACGGGACGCCGTTCCCCGAGTGGGCCGAGCAGGGTCACGTGATCGAGACGCCGGGCCAGACGATCGACTACGCCAAGATCGAGGCGGACGTGCGGGCGCTGGCGGCCGGCGGCCGGGTGAGGGAGGTCGCGTTCGACCCGTTCAACGCCGTGAGGCTGATGGGCGACCTCGACCGCAGCGGGATCACCACCGTCCCCGTCCAACAGAACTTCCTCGGGATGTCCGCCGCCTGCAAAGAGGTCGAGCGGCGGATGGCCGACCGCACCATCGTGTTCGACCTGAACCCGTGCCTGCGGTGGATGGCGTCCAGCGTCGAGGTGGAGTTCGACCGACACATGAACCTGCGCCCGGTGAAGCCGAACCGGCGCGGCAGCTACGCGGGGACCGCGAAGTACAGCATCGACGGCATCGTGGCGACCATCGTGGCCGCCAGCCGGGCCATGCGCCACGACCCGACCACAGACGAGGCCGACAGTGCAGGAAACGGACTCATTATCCTCTGACCCGACCGAGTTCGCGGCGGTCGGGGGCGACCTCACGCACTCGTCGCCCGCGACCCAGTCCACGGCCGATGCGGTCGCGGACGCCGCGAACGGCTACGGCTGGCCCGGCGGCGGCTCCGGCATCATCGCCGGCGGGGGCGGCGTCTACACGACCCAGGTCGTCGGCGACCCGCTGGTGACGTACGGGTCGGGCGTGATGAACGAGCACAGCGCCATGACGCTGCCCGCGTTCTTCCGCGGCGTTCGGTTCCTGTCCCAGTCGCTCGCGGGCTTCCCAAAGGAGGTCGTGCGCCGGCAGTCGCGGACCGTGTTCGCCCCCGACGACGGCCACCCGCTGAACGACCTGCTGAACTGCGAGCCGAACGACCTGGCCACCGCCGCCACGCTGTGGGAGGTCTGGTTCCACCACGCCGTGGTCTGGGGCGACGGCTACCTGTTGGTGATGTACGCCCCCGACGGGATCACGCCCACCGGGCTCTACAACATCCCGCCGGACTCGGTCATCCCCTATCGCGTCGACGGCCGCCAGCTGTACGCGATGCGGATCATCGACCAGTACGCCACGGCGGACCGACAGTACCTCGCCCTGCCGGCGGCGAACGTGCTGCACCTGCCCGGCTTCGGCGTCGACGGGATGACGGGCTACCCGGTCGTCCGCACGCTGGCCGGCGCGCTGAAGGTCGGCAAGGCTGCCGAGCATTACTCGGACCGGTTCTTCAGCAACGGTGCCCACGGGCAAACCCTGCTGACCCGCGACAAGGATGACCGGGGCGCGAACAGCCTGACCAAGGAGCAGGTCGCCGACCTCAAATTGCAGATCGACGCCAACCATTCCGGCGTCGAGAACAGTTGGCGCACGCTGATCCTCCCCCCCGGCGTCAGCGTCGAGAACATGGCGATCCCCAACGACGCCGCGCAGCTTTTGGAAACCAAGAGGTTCAGCATCCTCGACGTCGCCCGGATCCTCGGGGTCGAGCCGTTCGTGTTCTACGACTACTCGGAAGCCAAGTGGGCCAACATCGAACAGCAGAACACGACGGTGGTCCAGTACAGCCTGATGCCGTGGGTGCGCAAGGCCGAGCAGGAGATCAACCGCAAGCTGTTCACCCGGGCCGAACGGGCGGAGGGGTACCGGGTGCGGTTCGACGTCGACGACCTGGTCCGCGGCGACCACACCCAACAGCTGTCCGACTCCATCCGCCGGTCCGCGGCGGGCCTGACCACGTTCGATGAAGAGCGGGCCATGATGGGGCTCGCGCCCTACCCCAACGGCGTCGGCGCGGCCCCGCGGTTCCCGGTGAACACGGCCACGCCCGGCGGCCCCGGTTCGCCGGACCCGACGCCCGCCGACCCCAAGCCATCGGAGCAACCATGAACGAGCTGACGACCCGCGAGACGTTCGGCATCGTCGCGGACCGGTGCCGGTTCGACGTGCAACAGCCGGTCGAGGCGACCGAGGCGAACCCCGGCGCGCTGCCGCTGCTGATCGGCTACCCGATCGTGTGGAACTGCCTCTCGGGCGACCGGGGCGGCTACGTGGCCCGGTTCGCCGCGGGGGCCGGCAAGCCCGAGCCGGCCGGCGTGCTGGCGCTGTACGCCCACGACTCGCGCGACGTGCTGGGCAACACGGCCAACGGCTCGTTGAAGCTGAGCACCGACGGGTACGGCGTGCGGGCGGAGATCACGCCGCCGAACACGTCGTACGCCCGCGACGTCGTCGAGCTGGTCCGGGGGAGGTACATCAAGGGGATGTCCTTCGGCATGACCAGGGGCAAGTGGGACACGTCGACCGAGGACGGCCAGAAGGTGCGGACGTTCACCGAGTTCGTGTTCGACGAGGTCACGATCACCGCCGAGCCCGCGTTCGCCCAGACCAGCGTCGCCGCCCAGTTCACCCGCACGACGGACCGCCTGAACCTCGCCCTGGCGGAAATCCGAGCCCGTTTTCTGGACGACCCCCGGTAAGTATCGATGGCACGCCACGTTTGGCGGCCATCGCACGCTTAGCACGAGGCCGCCAGATGAAAGACCTGCACGAAGAGTTCGCGAAGCTGAAGTCCGAGGTCATCGACGCCGTCAACAAGGCGAAGGCGGAGGACCGGAACCTCTCGCCGGACGAGCAGCAGGAGCAGGAGCGACGCTTCGCCCGGTGCGACGCGATCAAGTCGCTGCTGACCCAGGAGAAGCGGGCCACCGACCTGAGCATCGAGCAGTTCCAGGCCACGCAGGTCGCGGCCCGCCAGACGGCCACCGCCACGCCGCCCCCGGCGCGGGGGATGGACCGCGTCGAGGTGCCGGCCCGCCAGCGGTACCACGGCAAGGACGGCAAGGCCGCGGTGAACCAGTGGATCCGCACTGGCCAGATGCGCGACGAGTTCGCCGCGTTCGCCCTGGCCGGGATGCGCGACGAGTTCGCCATCGCCAGCACCGCCGCGGCCCCCAGCAGCGGCACCGGGGCGCTGATCCCCGTCGACGTGGCCGCGCCGATCGTGATCAAGCGCCTCCCCAACAGCTTCATCGCCGCCCTCGCCAGCCGCGGGCAGCCCCCGCTGTACACGCCCGGGACCGAGCCGATCAGCCAGCCGGTGTTCGACGACAGCGCGAACTTCGCGGTCGGCTTCTCGGAGACGATCGCCACGCCCGACGCCTCGCCGCCGGAGCTGGAGCCCGGCCTGTCCGGCAGCGTGATGCTGAACGCCTACCCGTTCCGCAGCAAGGCCATGTGGCTGACGAACACGCTGTTGTACGCCGTCGACTACGACATCCTCGGGTACGTCGAGCCGATCCTGCAGAAGCGGATCGACAAGTACCAGGAGGCGACCTGGACGGCCAAGATCGTCAACACGCCGGGCGTCACGACCGTCACGACCCAGCACGCGGCCGGCATCAGCTACAGCGACCTGCTGGCGTGGCAGACGGCCATCCCGAACGCCTACTGGGCCGACCAGGTCTTCCTGATCAGCCCGACGCTGTTCACCGCCGCCCGGGCGCTGGTCGACACGCTCGGCCGGCCCATGTACCAGGAGTCGCTGGCCGTCGACGCCCCGGACACCCTGTTCGGCCGTCCGGTGTTCGTGAACGACGCGCTGGCCGCGTACGCCGCGAACAACGTCTCCGGCATCACCATGTCCGCGTCGGGGGCCGTGGCCCGGATCTGCCGCAACCAGCGGCTCGCCCGGTACGTGAACCTCCCGCAGTACCCCGACATGTTCGGCACCGAGATCTTCGGCAACGCCGACTTCGCCTTCGTGGGGCCGGCCGTCGCCGTGCTGAAGGCCGCCGCGAGCTAACCCCCAGGCCGCCGGCGACCCGTCCGCACCATCGGAGCACCCATGAAGATCACCATGATCCAGTCGTTCGCGACCCCGCGGGGGCAGCTGTACCAAGCGGGCAAGGAGTACGAGGTGGACGACGCGTTCGGCAAATCGCTGGTCGCGACGAACACCGCCTCGGCGTCCGGCGACGACAAGCCCGCCCGGGTCGTCCAAGACCTGACGGAGTCGTCGCGGCTCGACCACGCGCTGACCCGGGCCAAGCCCGAACGCGTGACGATGGACAGGGCCAAGTCGACGAAGGTCTGACCCACAGATGCGGCTCGACGTGACAACCCCGCCGACCACCACGCCCGTGTCCTACGCGGACGTGAAGTCGCACCTCAACATTTACGAGGACCACGACCTCGGTTGGATCACGACGTTCGGCATCCCCGCGGCCGTCGACTTCTGCGAGACCCACACGGCCCGGTCGCTGATCACCCGCGGGCTGACCGCGACCTACAGCCACGAGGACGACCCGCAGCGGCACGTCCGTCACCACCGGCACGGGTACTACGCGTACCCGACCCCGTTCCTCGGACCGATGACCATGCTCCCCCAGGGGCCGGTGCAGTCGGTCCAGACCGTGACGACGATTCACGGCGTCGTGTTGGACCCCAGCACGTACGCCGTGCGGCGGATCGGGACGACGGACTACCTGCAACTGCCGATCAACGCGTGGCCGGTGACCGTCGTCTACACGGCCGGGTACGGGTCGGCACCGTCGGCGGTCCCGGCCAAGCTCCGGCTGGGGATGCTGATGCACGTCGCGCACCTTTGGGACAACCGCAGCGCCACGACGGTGCGGCCCCAGGCGTACGTGATGGCCGGGCTTGAGGCGATGTACGCCCAGGCGGTTTCGGAGGTGACGCTATGAGCGCGCAGTCCCTGAACGTCACCCCGGCGACGATCGTCGGCGACCAGTTGAGCGCTGCCGGCGGCCCGGTCGCGGTCGCCCCGTCTGGCGCGACGAACGGGTCGTCCGGTCTGGTCGTCGTGCCCCCGTCGGGCGAGACGATGCTGCCTCCGATCGAGTGCGGCGGCGCGGGCCGGGTGCTAATCGTGCTGACGAACACGGGCACCGGCACCGTCGACCGGTGGAACCTGTGGGTGTCCGCACGGCCCGGCGGCGCGACGGCCCTCTACAACATCAACAGCTATGCGAACGGCGGGTGGTACCCACAGGACGACCTGATCCGCGGCGGTCCGACCTACTACGTGAACCTCGCGCCGGGGCAGTCGACGTACATGCTGCTCCACACGGCCGGTGCAATCGGGTCGGTGGCCCTGTCGTGCCAGAGCTCGGCCGGGACGACGGTTCAGTACGAGGCGAGCGGGAGCGGGGGCGCACAGTGAGCCTCGTCATCCCGACGCCCGCCGGCGACTTCCGCGACCGCGTGCGGATCGTCCGCCGGAACGCGAACAACACGAACGAGCTGGGCGAGACCGTCCCGGTCGACGACGTCCTGGCGACCGTGCCCGCCAAGGTCGTGCCGCTGAAGTCGGCCGAGATCCTGGCCAACGCCGAGAACACGCTGAGCGTCACCCACGAGGTGCGGCTGAGGTACACGACGCTGGTCGACCACGCGTCGACCCTGATCTTCCGCGGCCGGCGGCTGGACGTGTCGGACGTGACCGACGTCGGCGAGCAGCGCCGGGAACTGGCGATCACCTGCATTGAGAGGAAACCATGAGCAACGAAGGAACCCCCGCGGCACCCGCGAACGCAACCGAGGCGCAGGCCGCCAAGCCGGCCGCACCGGCACCGGCCGCCGCCGCGCCGCAACCGGCACCGGCCGCCCTGACGGTCTCGGTCGTCCCCGCCGATGGCGGCGTCGTGGCCGGCAGCCCGATGACGATCGAGGTGACCAAGCCGGGCGTGGCCGGCAACACGCCGTTCCTGGACGCGGCCGCCGACTGGGGCGATGGCACCCACGGCGACCACCTCCGGCTGTTCCGCAGCGGCGACCGGCTCGTCGGGCGGACGTCGCACGCGTACGCCAAGCCGGGGAAGTACGCGATCCGCGTCGAAGACCAACTCTTCGCCCGCGGCGAGCTGGCGGTCACCTGCGGGGAGGCGAAGGCCTGATGGCACGGGCAGGCGCAAAACTTCGCGGCGACAAGGGCCTGATGGCCGTGCTGACGCAGCTGCCCAACCGGGTCGCGTCGAAGGTGAACCGTCGCGCCGTCAACCTGGCGACGTCGCCGGTCCTGGCCGCAATCAAGGGCACCGTCCCCGTCGACAAGGGCAACCTGAAGGCGGCCCTGAAGAAGAAGATCACCAGCCGCAAGATGCGGGCGACCGGGCTGGTTGGGGCCGACGCGAGCTACGTGGGGCCGAACGGTGAACAGCCGTTCCGCTACGACCACCTGGTCGAGTTCGGCCACGTCGACCCCGATGGCACCGTCGTGCCCCCGAACCCCTACATGCGGGCCGGGTGGGACGCGGCGGAAGCGACGGCCCGCGAGACGTACCAGGCCGAACTGGCGGACGGGATCGAGACCGAGGCGAAGAAGCTCGCCGGGGGTGGGTGATGACCACCACCGCGACGACCGTAGAAGGTGCGATCCGCGAGGTGCTGCTGGCCGATGCCGGTGTCGGCTCGCTGATCGGCGACCGCATCCGGCCGTTCACGGATCCGGCCAGCATCCCGATGCCCAAGCTGACCTACCAGCGGTGGGGGACGGCGATGGACGTCGCCGCGGGCGGGTTCACCAACGACGGCCCAACCGGCTTCAAGGTGGCCAAGATCCAGCTGGACGCCTGGGCCGCGGACCTGCTGACGGCTGGCCGGGTCGCCGGCGCGGTCGAGCGGTGCCTGAACGGCACCGTGATCCCCGGCACCGGCGTGAACATCCTGTGCGCCCGCGTGAACGACGTCCGCGAGCAGCCGGCGACCCTCATCCCCGGGCGGGAGAAACCGCCCCAGCGAATCACTTTGGACCTACGCGTCACTTATCAGGAGAACTCATGAGCAGCAACAGCAGCAGCGCATCCGTCGTCACCAAGGCCTACGGGTCCACCATCTCCTTCGCGCCGATCACCACGACCGGCGGCACCAGCACGATCGGCAGCTACGGGAAGATCGGGCAGTCGTTCGACCTGGACAGCCCCACGGCCGAGACCGGCGACATCGACATAACTAACAACGACAGCCCGGCCAACACGAAGGAGTTCCTGCCCGGAATGCTGGACGGCGGCAGCCTGGAGTTCAGCGTCAAGTACAGCGGGACGATGCACGCCAGCCTCATGGGGTTCGCGGGCAACGGCAACATCTACAGCTGGAAAGAGGTGTTCCCGGACGGCTCATACGTCGTCTTCCCCGGCTACATCAAGTCGGCCACCGTCGGCGGCAAGACCGAGGACGGTGCCCTGGAGGGGAAGATCGGCATCCGGGTGACCGGTGCGTCCACGTGGCAGGGCACCGGCGGTTCGTGAGGCGACCCCCCGACTTGAGCGCAGACGACAGCCGCGACAACCCAGAGGAAACCGCAGATGACCGAGGACAAGAAGATGAGCAGCACGACCAGCACGCCCCTGACCCGCGACGCCCTGTTCGCGTTCCAGCCCCGCACCCGCACCGTGGACCTGCCCGACTTCGGGGCCAGCGTCACCGTCCGCGAGCTGCGGACCAGCGAGTCGACCGAGTTCACCAAGCGGCAGGCCCAGAGCGCCGAGAAGGGCGTGGCCTACCTGATGGCGACCGCCGTCCAACAGCCCGACGGCACGGCGATGTTCACGGCCGACGACTCGGTCGACGACCTCCCGTCGAAGTTCGTTGACGTGGTCACCCGGGCCATCATCGACCTGTCTTTTCAGATGCCGGGGTCGGCGACCAAGAGCTGATTGACGCCCGCCGGCAGCTCCGGAAGGACACGCGGCGGCGGATGCTGTTCCGCCTCTGCCTGGCCTTCGGTGCCCCGTACGTCCACCCGGACCGGCTGGCGGCGGACCTGACGACGCGCGAGGTGGACGACTGGATCCTGTACGGGTCGATCGAGGCGTTCGGTTCGCCGGCCGACGACTACCGGGCGGCGCTGGCGGCGTGGGGCGGGCTGGCCGGCCGGGCGGGCAACAAGAAGCTCACGCCCGACAAGCTGGTGCCGGTCTGGTCGAGCGAGCCGCTGACCTACAAGGAAAAGGCGATGCTGATGCACGCCAAAGCCGCGCCGCGTTGAAGGGACGATCATGGCCACCGCCATCTCAGACCTGTTCGTCAGCCTGACCGGTGACGTCGGTCCCCTGTCGGCCTCGCTCAGCCAGGG